TAGGCTGCGGGCTGAACTTCTAATGTCCGGTTTATTGTACAACTGCATGGCGCGCTGGTATCGGTTACGCATTGTCTCATACGGTAACCCCTTTGCTTTCGCGGCTACCATAACGGAACCATGCTCCGCTACCGCTTCATAAGCCGCCTTGATGGCGGCGCGGTCTGTCTTGGCTACCATGATGGTCCTATTGCAATAAGCCGCGCATCCGCTGCATGGCGTTCTGGGCTAGGGCGCTACGCATGGCTTCTTCGCTCAGTTGTTCAGCTTGTGGCGCAGCCTGGATGGCTCCAAGCGCTGCACCACGGGTAGGCGTGGTTCCAAGCAAACCTTGGGAAATTGTGGTGGCAGTTGGGCCAGCAACACCCATCCTAGTTGTCCCCGGAAGACCATAATAGGCTGATTGAAGAACCTTCGGAATTACCTGAGAAGCAACAAGCCCTCCCAAAGCAGATGCGGCGCCTTCCCCAAGTGACGCGCCACCAGCGGCACCAAGACCCCCAAGCTGAAGCGCGCTAATCATCTGCGCGCGGGAAGCGGTCTGACTATTCGCTAATGGCGAAGTAAGGAGTGAACCGGCGCGGGCGAGTGGCGCTAGGTCAGGACGTTCTTTTGCCATTGCCCTTGGGCCTTGGCTTTGAAGTAATGCCCCGCGCAAGGCAGTAGGTGCAATATCCTCCGCGCCTGTGGCGCGCATTGCACCTGTACCCATTGCGTTTTCAATAGTGACCAAATTCGCATATTGGCGGCGGGCATCATTTAATGCAGTTAAATCTGTTTCGTTTTTAACGCCAGATGCCAATGCGTCGCGCATAATCGAACGGAGTTCTGAAAGTCTTTTGATAATATCTCCGTTTGTATTATCGCCAATCCTTTGCCCAATTCTACTATCTAACTCACGCCAAGCCTGCCCCTGAACAACACCATCTTTGGATTTTGCAAGCAATTCACTGATACTGTTTCTGATGATTTTAGAAACATCTTCTGTGGCAAAATTCCTCGCATCATCTTCTAAATTCATAAGGCGTCCAATGACGCCCTGGTCCAAAACAGCCACATTTCTACCGGCTATTTCATTGATTTTTTTACCTAATTCCCTCTCTTGAAATTTAAGCAAATCTGCACTTGCTTTTGCTGGGCCAGTGGTGCCAGCACGTTCCATTATCTCTGGGGTAATACCAGCCCGCCTCAAAACAGCAGCATTAAAGGCATTTTGGATTTCGCGGTTAATATCCTGTTCCCGCCCTGTAGTGCTGAAAATATCCCCGAAACCCTGCTCGATGCGTGTACGCATCGGGCTACCGGTCAGTTGAGAAGGTCTTACTGGAATGCCTTCTTGCATTAAGGTTTCAACGCGACGGGCAATCCCCGGATCAGGCGTAATATCCGCCGCCGTCAACGGCGCAACCGCTGTACGGGCAACCCCACGCTGTAATGCACCGGTTCCAGCACCCCCAGCGATTTCACCAACCAACCTGGCGCCAGTTTGCGCCAATTCACCACCCTCAAGGCGACGCATTCCTTGCGCCGCTAATTCACCTGTCGCCCCACCAGCAGCGCCGGTCAACATACCGCTAGCCAATGCGCCCAAGCCTGCTGGCGCCATCGCGACACCAGTTCCTGCGCCCCGCGCAGCAGAAAGAATATACGGTTCGGCAGTAGAACGCGGCGGAGGTGGTTGTTCTGGATTAACGCCTGTCAGTTGTTGAATGGCTGGCGGCGCTTCTTCTCGAACACGGCGGCTAACAAGACCGCCAGTAAAATCAGGAACGCTTTGCACCAAGCCCTGCAAAAACGAAGCCCCAGCCCGCGCAGGCAAAGAGGCTTCTTGCGCCGTCAACATATCACTAGCGCGCCGCATCGCTACATCACGCGGAGTATCCGCCGGAATAGGCCCCATGAAAGACCCGTCCGGCATTTGGATGTAATATGGTTCGGCCATTTACTTTACTCCAATCAGCGAGAACGGGGCGGTTGGAATGGGATAATAGTAGAACCCGGCGGCGGGGCAGTGGGAGCGCCAGGCTGGGTTCTGACTACGGAACTAGCAGCCAATTCGCGGGCGCGGCGGAGTTCTTCCTGCCAATCAATCGGGCGATAGATTAGCTTTAGTTCTTCTGGGATATTTGCCCTAGCTTGCAGTGGCGTTACGATGTCGTTGTATTCCTTGACCGCCCGTTCCGCCAAATCAGCATTCAAGCGCGCAATACGACGAATTGTTTGCTCGTTGAATGTGATGTTGCCAGCAGATGCTTCACGCAAGAATTGAATGTCGCGGTCAGACGTTGGACCTTTAAGCAATTGCGAAGCCTGTAACGCAGTTCCCGCCAATTCAGCGCCGAGCATTTGCGTATTAGCGGCAGCATCAGGCGGAATAATACCAGCCGTGGTAAGCGCATTCGCAAGCGAACTGAAGAAATTGGCGCCAGTTCCAGTGATCGCTCCGCTATCAATCAACTGATTTACCCGTTCAGCACGAAGCGCCATAATAGGAGCAACATTACGGGCGGCTGTAGTTAAGTCATCCAGTCTTTTTGCCGATAATTGCCCAAGCTCACCAAACATTGTGCGCTCAGTATTCACATTCACATTTGTCCCGCTGCCGCGCAGCCGCTGACCAAGCATCTCAAGTTCTTGGTTTTGAACTGCCGTGCGATTAGCGTCAGGAATATCAGAGAGTTCACGCCAACGGGCATAGAACCGCTCATTCTCACCAGGACGCTGTGGCGCCGTCACTAATGGACGCAAGGTAACAGGATCGTAAGCCGTGCCCTCAATCACTATGGGGGCTGGCGCTGGGCGTGTCATAGCCTGGATGATTGCTTGGTTTGCTTGCCGCGCAGGAAGCATAGAAGTAATCATATTAAATTCTTGTTCACTGATCGGCGGGCGCCGTTGCGATGGCATCGCACCAGGAGCCGCCATAGCACCAGGCTGGGTAGGGGCTTGTTGACCGCCATAAGACTGCACGAAAGAACCAACAATATCGCCAGCGGTGCGGCCAGCAAAGTTAGGATTGGCGCGCAGGACATCTGGCGAAAGAATACGCTCAATTGGCGTTTCAGGGGCCGCTTGTGCAATCCTGACCGCACCGCCACCGCCAAAGACATGAGCAAGCCCAAGCGAGGCATCACTTACTGGAATACCAGCATTTTGCAACACTTCTGCATTGCGGCTTGCATTCCATTGAGTGGCAAGGCGGCTAATTTCTGGATTAGTGCGCTCGGCCAAAATTTGATCGCGCGACATACCCTGGAAGATGTTCGGATTGGCGTTAGCAAATTCCATGAATGTAGATTCAAGAAACTGGTTCGGGCCAAGCGCAGAACTACGCGGCCTACCATCCGGCCCAACTGGACGAGCATCAGCCCGCCCACCACTCTCAAGCCGTGTATTGATCGCAAGACCACCAGGCGTAAAGCCAGCCTGCCCGCCGCCAGCAATAGCCGCCTGCGCTGGCGTCAGATTGATTGGTGCGGCGGTTGTGGATGCGCCCTGCTGACCACCGCCAAACAACTGCTGACGGATTTGCTGGTTCGCCAAACGGAACCGCTCATTCTCAGCCTGCTCACCAACCATCTGCGCCAATGGCGCGGATTGCGCCATAGCCTGCCCCTGGCGACCACCAAGAGCCGCAAAAGCATCAGACAAAGCCGCAAAGCCAAGAATGTTTTTCTGTTCCTGGGTCAGCCCGCTGTACGCACCTTGGCGCGGCGGGACCGGCGGTCCTTGCTCAAAACCCTGCATGGGTTCCGGTTGCCCACCGGGATAAAAAGATGATGGGATTGATCGACCGCCACCAAAAAGGGCCAGAATGTTATTCAGTGTCTCACCCATCTCAACCCCCTAAGAACAGCGGATTAACACCCCGGCGCGGGGGCATTCCAATTTGGATTTGCGGTGCCTGTATCTGTGGCATCGGGCGCATCGGTGGCGCCTGAATCTGCATGGGCTGGGGCGCTTGCGCCGCCTGCTGTTGCGTGATTTGCGGTAAACCGCCGCGCTGGCTTCGACCAGAAGTAAGATCAAACGTCTGCATCAAACCCGACGCAGCGCCAGTGGGGCGCCCGGCTGCTGCACCAAAGGCGTCAATCAACGATGCATAACCAAGGGCCTGGCGCTGATCTGGCGAAAAACGGGCGAAGGGATCAGGACGCGGGACAGGCGGCGGATTAGTCGCGGCGCCAGCAGCCGCCGCCTCGCCATAATACTCTGGGCCAGCAGGAGGCATTTGGGGATTACTATTAAACCCCAACAACCCGCCAAGATAATTTAGAGCCTGATCGAACATGATTTAGCCTCCAAACTTTTTGGCGATACGCCCATCCATAAAGCGCCGGATCATCGCCTTCAGGCTATCTTTACCTTCAAGCCAATCCGCAAACGCTGCGCCATGGCGGATGTAAAGACGCACAAACCACTTTGGCGCATCTTCCAAAAGCCATTCGCGGAACATAAGCCAGCGCGGGTTTTCCACACCATAAACAGCGCGGGCAACCCAGCACAGCAAATAGTAAGACTGCGCCCCAGAAGCCGCTATCCCCCCAAGTCTGGAGATAATATCCAGCGGCCCAAGCGTCTGGCGTTGCGTCGCAGTGGTGGTCATTGGATTCGGGAAGAACCCAAGCGCCTGTTGGAGTATTTGTAGATCACGCATAGGTTCGCCCTGCTCACGCATAAACGCTTCTTCAGCCGCCGTCATGCGCTGCTGCCGCGCTTGGCGAACAGCCTCCTGGGCATTAAAGCCAGCCTGAGTCCCCGCAATGTTCGCTTGCTGCCCGGCGATACCAAGCCCCGCCATCTGCTGCGCTTGCGCCAAGCGGATTTGGGCATTGGCCGCTTCAGCTTGCGCTTTGGCTTGCTCAAAACCACCAAGCGCCCCAGCACGCGCCAACTCAGACTGAGTCCCAGCCACACCCATCTGGCCGATTTGACCAGCGCCAGCAAATTGCCCTGCCTGTTGTGCTTGGGTTAAGGCACCAAGCTGCTGGGCAGCGGCAAGACGCTGCTGGGCACCCTGCAAACCAAACCCGACATCCTGCGCGGCCATGCGGCCCGCTGTCTCAAAGCCCTGCGCCCGAAGTTGCGCTGAAGTGCGGGCTGCTTGTTCTAAGGCCGCTCGGTTGGTTTCCGCCTCAGTAATAGCTTGGCGGGAACCGCCAAAGGCTTTTGCCCTAGCTGCCTGCGCCGCTCCTTGCTGGGTAGCTAACTGACGGCTGCGCTCAATATCAGAAAGAGCCGTCTGAACCACATTCGCTTCATACGGGTTTTGGTAAGCCGCCATACCAGCAGCAATTTGTTGAGGGGTATAAGCAGCACCTTCACGCGCAAACCCTTGGGCCTCGCCATAGCCAGTCGGCGACAAAGCAGCACGGGTTATATCTTGGGCTTCACGAACAGAAGGAACAGCAGAAGTTCCGCGAACAACACCCTGGGCTTCACCAAAGCTTGGGGCGTACAAACCACCAGTAGCGGCTCGGGTCATCCCCATACCTTCACGAATCGCCGGTTGAGCCTGCCCCCGCATTTGAAAAAGTTCAAAAGCCGCCGCCTCCTGAGAAGGCGTCAAACCCGCCACCGTGCGCCGGGCATAATCCTCATAAGCCTGCCCGCCAGTGTAAGGCGTGTAACCCTGATCTGCCGCAGCCTCGGCGCGGGAATACACATCCAGGGCGCGCTCTTTGAACTCAGGATCAACCGATTGAACCTGAGTGGTTGACTGCTTGCCGCCGCCCTTACTCATGGCGAAATCTCCTTAGAAACCGTGGTCATTATACCCTTGAAACCATGCTCTTTCAAAGCACGAACCCACCCTTGGCGCCCGCATCCTGTCAATTTACTGCACCCGAAACGACGCCCAAAAGCATCCAATGACGGGATCATATCGACAATCTGGGATAATTCCCCACCAACAAGCCAAGCATGGAGAACTCGAAAGGCAGGATATTCTATAATCTCGGTCACAATGGCGCCATCAGGCGCGGGCCAGAATGTAAACCGCCCCTCCTGAATGCCTTGTTTTACATCAGAAAGTTCGTGGCTATTCCCAGCGTAATCCAAAGCATCCTGCAACCACTGAGAACACCGCTCAAACTCCGCATCAAATGGCTTCATAGCGATGAAGCCGATACATTGCCGGAATTGTCCACCTCAATGCTCCAGCGGGTTCCATCTGGCGATTTGATAATCAGCCTACCGGGGGAAATATCCACATCTCGATTTTTCTTGTGGTTCTCTGTGTCTGCTTTTTCAAGCATATTACGGAGCGTTTGATCATCTGGCTGATTATAGATTAGCTTGGCGCGCGGTAACTTCATCGCTTGCTTCCCGTCACACCTTCAAGGCGGAAATTACCAACCCGCCAATCCCCTAGCTGCGCGCCCGTGACCTTAAAGGAAACCTGGCGCCCGCTGAACCGGACATCAGTATATTGAGAGGAAATGGTGTAAGGACCATGCGTGGTTTCTGTACCCTCTGGCGCAAACCTAGTCTTGAAACTGATTGTCACTTGGCCTTGCTGTTTTTCATCCGGCAGAACCTGACGAGCCACTACAATCCTGTCACCAGAACCAATCTCAATAGGACCAGTTTCAGCGTATGGCGTAGCACCATCATAATTAAACCCGTACTCATGGTCATAAACATAACCAGAAGGGTCAAAAAGAACAGGATATTGGAATACCCCCGCCGGGACACCACTCGTTCGCGCCCAAGCGCCAATGGACCATGTATTCTCGCGGTAATTCCAGATTACATAGCGGTCACACTCCGAAGACCCATTAGATGGATATGACCAAATCACCTCAAAGTAATCGGTATTCAAAACCGCGTTTACTTTTGACGCCTGCCCATAATTGAAGTTCGCGAAAACGTAATCAGATACTTCGCAATTCAACGGACGCACCGCGCCATCAAATAGGAAGAAACCACCATCAGACATCCAAACAGCGCCATTTTCCAGCGTAACAGATGCCTGCGCGCTGATAATCCCGCACCCAGTTCCAACCCGCTCAAAGCCGTAAATGAATGGCGGGCCTTGATAAACGCCAAGATGCGCGTCAGTGGTGGTTAGAATTAACGCCCCAAACCGGGTACGCTCACCACAGATAATCTTGCCAGGCGTAGCCAATTCATAATCACCAGCCTGATTGGTGGCAGATGGCGTCCAATCGGTATTGTCTTCCTGATCGCACCATTGAACCTTGCGCGGATTACCGCCAGCAGCCAAAGCAAATACAAATCGCTCATCTGTAACAAGGATGGAAGTATTACCCGTCGGTGCCGCTGAAATAAGCGCCGCCCGGTTGGCTGTATTCAACTGCCATTCATAAATCTTACCTTCGTCGTTGCGGCAAGCAAGTAAGTATTCACCCCAATTATCCAGCGCCCATGTGGTTGCTGGCGTGATACCAGTGGTGGATTTCTGGGGGCGCGGAACGCCATAATACCAAGAACCATAAGCCTGAGTGCCATATCCGACCTGGGCATCCGCATCAACGCGGCCAATAGTTAATTCATAAGAATAATTAGCAGACCCGCCATTAGAAACAGTGGCTGTCGCCGCTGATCCGTGCGTTACCGTATAAGCATTGGCGTTAGTGACAGTTATTACATAACTACCAGAAAGCGTAATCCCACTTGCTCCAATCGCAGTACCACCAGAAAATACAACCGTGTCGCCAGTAGCGCAGCCATGAGAAGTATCAGCAACAGACACAACAACAGAACCGCTAGTGGTGCTGAATGCGTTTGTTAAAGTACCGGTTTCTCTAAATGGCGTGATGTTGGCTGGCGCCGTATCAGCCTTGATCGCATATAATTTCTTGGAGCCACCAGCAGCGAGCCAAGCAATCGCGCTATTATCACGCCAAGCGCAAGAACCACGCATAACGCCTTCAAGTTGTATGTTAGAACTACTAGCAGTACGTTTAGCCCACCCACCGATTGGGCGTAATGTACCTTCATACCACCGCACTAAATTAGCGTCGTACCACCGGCCAGCAGATTGATACTGCGTCCCGTTCTTATAAACCCCTGGTGGCAGCTTCAGTGGTATATACATTTAGCCCCTCAAACGGCGAAGCCATGATTGAACGGTTTTGGTTTCATAAATGCGGATCATCGTCCAAACGATGGTGAACAGCGCCGCAATCGAAGGAAGAACCTGGGCTAGCGTCCCTATCACCGTCGTGATTGATAACACATCGCCAATTGTCTTTGCGGTTTCGTGGTTATCAACCATGTCGCACCTGTAAGATTAGGGCTTTGCTGGCCAGGTTATATTTCTAGGAAACCCACTTTGCTGCGGCACATCCAGTAATTGTTGCCGGTAACTTTGCCAAGCTGCTTGCTGCTCAGAAGACATTAAATTCCAACGTATTGGATTAATTGCATCCACCTGCTCTTTCAGAAGTTTATCACGTTGATCGCGGACCTCCCGCGCCAAAGGCGTCAAAATATCATTATCTTTTTCCGCGTTTGGATTGATAAACTTCCCTTCCACAAAAAGCCAACCAATAGAACCTTCCGTGGCTTCTACTAAATTAGGTAGAAAATCTAGTGATTCCACCAAAATAGTATTAACCACAATTCCATTTTCTATGACATGGGCTTTCATCATTAGTCTCCAACCTAGAACCAACTAACAATAATTTGACCGGCACCACCAGCGCCGCCAAGGCCGGTATTGCCGCGCCCCCCGCCGCCACCACCGCCAGACGGGAAACCGCCAGCCCCGCCATTTTTGGAGGCACCACCGCCGCCACCGCCAGCGCCCCCACGCGCCCCCACTCCAGCAGCGCCAGCAGTTCCATCAACATTGTTTGCGCCACCAGCACCGCCGCCCCCCTGCCGCCATCCGCCACTAGCGCCCCCAGCACCACCAGCAGAACTACTGCCGCCACCAGCCCCCCCACCACCACCGCCCCACAGAGAACTTCCTCCCTGCCCACCAGTACCTGTTTCGGCATATGTCGCGCCAGACCCACCGCCCCATTCAGCGGAATAACCATTTCTACTTGGGCCATTGACGGATTTTGCCCCGCCGCCACCAGATTGGCTTAAAATATCAATACTATTTTGGTTGCTGCCGCCAGTAGTTGTTGAAATCGAGACTGCTGGCCCCCCGAAAGCGGAATATTCATTAGGCAGTGAACCTCCACCGGCACCAGCTTGGGCAGTACCCCCACCAGGAGTACCCTGCGCACTGCCGCCTGCACCTCCAAACGCTGACACATAACTTCCAAAACTACTAGTTCCGCCATTACCGCCAGACGCCCCAGAGCCAGTACCCCCTGCGCCACCACTCCCGACTGTAACCGTTATGCTGGTGCCAGCGGCAATTTTCGGCAATTTAACTTGTGCATGGGCGCCACCCCCGCCGCCAGGACCGCTTCTTGCATCACCAGTGCTTCCAGAACCACCACCCCCACCACCCGCGAAAGCATCAATAATAAAACCTGACACACCCGGCGGGACAACAAAAGTTCCAGATGAGGTGTATGTTATAGTCCCAGGGTTCAACAACACAGATGTTAGGGAGGTTCCATTACATTGGATTAAACGAACTTCGTTTTGATACAAAACAAAAGAAGTTAATCCATCAATGGTTTCGGTACTATCTGGGTCTAAAGTTATTTGACCAGTTCCACTATTCCTTATGTAACAAAACCAGCCACTACCTAAAGAAGAACAGGCATTGAAAGTCTGCGAAAATGTTCCGCTTGTTATATCAATCAAATTACCGAGATTAGAACTGGTTAAAGCAGTATTACTAGTGCGGGAAACCAAAGTAATCCCAGTAGGTGGGGCAGAACTAACCCACGATGTTCCATTGCTTGTTAAAACATTCCCAGAAGAACCAGGCGCAACAACTTGTAATGCTGAAGTGCCATTACCGAGTAAAACATTGTTGGCGGTTAGTGTTGCTGCGCCAGTACCCCCAGAAGAAACCGGCAAAGCTGGATTGAAAGTTGGTGTTCCAGTAACACTTAAACTGCCTGCAACAGCTAGGGTTTTTCCAGAGCCAACCTTTAAGCCAACACTTGTGCCAGTACCATCGCCTTTGAAAACATCATCCACCAAATCTAAATCAGTGTTTAGCTTGGTGCCCCAGCTATCGGCGCTTGCGCCAACTTCTGGCTTGGTCAGACCAAGGTTCGTTGTGGTAGTATCAGCCATTATTGCACCCTTGTCCAATTCTCAGACACGGTAGAAACCTGTGCCCATATTGTAGAGGAATCCGGTAGCCCGGTCCATGTTTCTGTTACATCCGGCAGGATTTCCCATTTTAGGGCACCCGTTGCCGTTATTGTCGCAGTAGCCGCTATAGCCGCCGCCCCTGTGGCGGTTTTTACCGCGCTGGCGGTAACCCCGCTCAAGCCAGTAATTTCCGCTGACCCGTTGTAATCCACCACTCCGGAGGCAGTTAGGGCCGAAATAGCCTGAATCAGCGCCTGGCCCGTAGGAACCCGCACCGCACTAGCCGAAACCGTGGAAGAAGCCGAAATAGCAGCGGCGCCCTCAATTAGAATAAGCCCAGAAGCCGTTACCGTACTACTGGCGGAGATAGCCGCTGCGCCATCCACCACTATGTCTGCCGAAGCTGAAACCGCGCTAAAAGCAGCAATAGTAGCCGCCCCGTCCAGTAAGAACCCGCCAACAACCGTTGTGGTACTGGTTGCTTGGATTGCTCCCGCCCCAAGTAAGATTTTCCCGCCAAGGGCGGTCATCGTGCCGGTGGCTGCGATATTAACTGCCGCAATGGCGGTAATGTTGCCTGTTGCGGTTACTGCGCTACTGGCAGAAATAGCGGCGGAAGCGTTCTTGTCTAACTCTGCGCTAACCGTTGTGGCTGAAGTGGCGACAATAGTAGCGGCCCCGTTTATGGGGCTAATCCCATAAACGCCTAGACCATAATAACCGCTACCGTAGCCTTCCACTGATTAGTCCAGTGTAATATCGAGATCGCCAGCCGGGATGCGGAATACGTCACCAGAGCCAATAGTCTTGCTGGCAGACAAAGCCGCCGAGGCAAGCATATTGCCAGACGTAAGCGCATCCATCACCGCAACGTGCGTCACCGTACCCCAGGACGAACCAGCCGCCGGGAACTCAATGGCGGAGCCATTGGTACTGGCATTGGTGGTGGTGGTCATGGTGAACAACTGCCGGGCATAGGATGTGCCTGACACTTCCGTGCCAGAACCACCCTCGCCGGGATCAGTGGTAAACAGAGCCAGATAGAGGCTCGCAGACGGCGAAGAATAAGCCGTCCCGGTGAAAACATAAGCCATAACCTTGTTTTCAAGATAGTTTGTGAAGGACATCAGCCAAAACTCCTCGCTCGCATTCTAAGGGCAGAAGTAGCCATCCGGCTCCGCTCATCGGACACCTTCAGGTCATTTAGGGCAGACGTATAAAGCGCCGCCCAAACTGTAATACGCTGATCATCCTGCAAATATGGCGCAGCCTGCAAAAGAGAGGCATACAGGTAAATGTCAGGGGCATCAGCCAAAAGCCAATTACTGGTATTGGATGCCGTCAAAGCCGGAATCTTGGCGTAATAGGTCAACTCGCCCGTATAGGCAGAGCCACTATCCGGCGCCGGGATAACCTGAAACTGCTGGCCAATCTGTGTGTAATAGATTGGCTTGCCACTAGAACTATTAGCCCCCTTCAGCATCGCCGCCTGATCCGGGGAAACGAACTCCATCACCGTGATGGGATTTGTGTTGATCTGGTAGCGGATGCTTTCCAACCAATCTGCCGGAACTGCGCTATACTCGCTGTCCAGCGTAGCCGTAGCCCGCTCCACCATCTTCCTGTGGCGGATGTTCCGGTTGAACTGGGCCTCCGCCAGAGTGATGAAATCAGGAATAACCGCCGTCAGGTCAGCCCGGTTAAGCCAATCGCCTATGGAAGTTTGTAGGGTGGAATAGCTGGTAATCGCCATATTCATTCACCCCTAGAAGCAGCCGCATGGGCGCAGGAAAACTCGAAAGCCCCGATATGGCGCACCTGATGGCTAATATCGTGGTCCAACATCACCTTAAACCCTGTTTCCCTGGCTGACCGGCAGAACCAGATGTCCTCGCCGCTATATACACCATTTTGGTAGTGTATGTGAAACCAAGGCTTCGCCATCTTGCGGAAAACTTCAGCCTTAATCAGCATCAGCCCCATCCCAATGGCGGACACCTCTTCCAGCCCAGTACACCACTCTTCCGTATAAACCCGCTCGCTGGTCAGATCGTCACGGAAAGCCACCGGCTGGAGAGGTAATTTGCGCGTACTGTAATTGGCAGCAACAATATCCTCATCCCGCGCCAATAGCTGCCGGATGCTGTCCTTCGGGAACCTCATGTCGGCATCCACAAACAGGACATGAGTGGCGCCAGCATCTAAGGAAGCCTGGGCCAATTCCTGCCGCTGGTTTACAATCAGCGTCCCTTGGTTCTGGAACAGTAGCACCCGGTCCTTGGTTGCCGCCGTATGGGCCGCAACGCACCGGGCTAGGTCAAAGGCAAACCCGCTATCCACCACATCGCGGCAGGGGACACAGACAGAAACAATGGCGGGCATCAAACGCGTCCCGGCCTGGTACGGAAGAACCGATTATCTGGATCGTTCAGCCACTTCTTCATGGCTACCGGGTCATCCACGATGCCCTTCATCTTCAAATCATAAAAGACCGCCATGGGGATGGAAGCCACCTTGTTCCATTCGCCATAGCGCCCGTGATCTTCATTAAACTGCGCCTTATTGGCTTCAATAATACCAGACACATCCTGGCGCTTCTCAATCAGCGCCGTATCTGTGCCCTCATCATAATGCCAGTAAGAAGTAATCCCACTTACCGGATCAATGTTGAAAACCTTGTCAGCCATAAGCCACCTTTAAGGTGGGGCTGGCAGTCACCCGCCAGCCCCGTTGCCATTACGAAGTCGTCAGGTCAGCAGCGATACCATGCGCGGCTTCCTGGCGGACCATCAAGCCGTATTCGCAAAGCATCATGCGCTTTTCCGCATCGCCGGTCTTCGCCAGGTCCATCGTCTGGATCGGGCGGAGGATCGCCGTAGCCGCGTATTCCGGGTCAAGCACGAAAGCATCGCGCTCACGCTGGAAGCGGTTCGGCACCACAGACACCGCGCCAAAGTCAGACACATAAACATCGGCGGCGCCAATGATCACAGTCGGCTTCGGAGTGGCTTGGTTGTAGCGGATTTCGGCAATGCCAGCGAAGCCGCTGACGGTCTGCTTGTTGAACGGGCCGACCATCAGAATCTTCGGCGTACCACCTTCGGTCCACACCTGGGCGATAACATCCTTCAGGATGGTTTCCGTGAAGGTACGCTGCGTACCGTCAACGCGAGTGGCGTTCACCACACCATTGGAAATCGTCGGATCAGAACCGCCAGCGCCCTTGTTGGTGTTGGTGCGAAGGAAGGCAGGCAAGCCAGCCGTCTGACGCGCCGTGGTGTTGTCACCAGCATTCGCGGCCTTGGACGCCAACAGAGTGGCTTCCATGTCGCGCTTCAGTTCGGCGCCGTTCTTCGCCATCTGATAGGCAAGTTCAGAACGACGGCCAGCCTTGTCCACGCTTTCCAGGGTGCCGGAGATCACAACCGTCTTACGGCTGATCTGCGTGTAGTTACCCAGGCGAGACGTTGGCGTAACAGCGGTAAAGGAGGTGATGTCATCACCTTCCAGCGCCGCATTGGTGGTGGAAGCCGCCGCCAG